CCATCTGATGCTCCTGGAGGAGACAGAGTAGATATTGCTAATGATGTAATAACAATTACTCGTCCTGGCAGAACTACTAATGTAACTCATAACTTAATAACAGCTGGACAGGCTGGAGTTATAACCAATACAGCCTATTTAGCTATTGACCCTCCTGGTCCAGGAAATGATCCTGACAATGTAGGAGCTTGGATATTAACAAGACAAGCTGCTGCTGATGGAGGTCATCTTCTATGGCAACATACAAGTGATGGGGCTCATATAACTAGAGGTGCTGGTATTACAGGAACTGGAGACACAGTAGCTATTGACTTAGCTAACAACTCAGGGTTGATGTTTGATTCTACTGGCAATAATGGAAGGCTAGAGCTTTCTACTGTTAATCAAACTAAACTATCGTCCATTCCAGAAGATAGCCTTCCTACAGACGCGGGAATGTACGCAATAGGAAGAGCTAATGATGGTTCAGATCCAGAATGGGAGGTAATAAATCCTACAGCTCCTTACGAATTAACTCTAACCGAACTTGAAGACAATCGTGGTGTTGAGATCAACATTAATGATGGAGAAGGAAACGGTGGGGTTTATGATATTTTAGCGACAGAAAAAATATTAGTAACCTATGCTGACGCAAGACCAGGACCTCCTCAGGTAGACCAAAGTGTAACGCTTACCCATGGTCCTGTTGGAGAAACTCACACTAGCTATCCAGCTATGATAGCTAACAACAATACATTTGTAACTCAAATACATGTTGATGCTACAGGTCACGTTGTTGGTGTCGAGACTGGTGAGGCTAGAGGCGGAGGAGCCACTCCTGAATTCAGGATTACAGCAAATCCAACAAGGGTTCAACAAGGAAACGTTGCGGCAACCAATCCTATTGTTATATCATTAGAAGCGGTTGGTGAATTAGCAACTACAGCTACTATAACCGGAGTACAAGCAGATTTGCCTGATGGCTGGACTGCCGGAGATCCGTATATGGAGAACACAAGGATCAATCTAACGTTACCAGATGATGCTGAACCTAATACAGGAGGAGTTCCATATGAGATAATGGTTATTATAAACAACCCTAATAATGATAGTAGAGTTGGAGGAGATACAGTTGGCATAAATGTAGTTCAAGCAGATGTTACATTCAATGCAACAAATACAACTCAAAATATTGCAGGAGCAGACTTCCCTCAAGACAGTGTTATATCCATAACGCCAACAGCAGGAAGTACTGGAGCGATAACAGATGTAGACGCTCCCGATGGATGGACAGTTCCAAATCCAATTCCAGCAAACGCACAAACAGTAACAATTACCCCGCCTGCAGATCAGACGGAAAACAACAATGTTATAGTTAGTGTTACTGCTACTTTGAATGGAACGGAAACAAGAAACATGGATATCAGATATCGATTTGAAAGAGAAAGAGAAAATCTTGTTTATGGATTCTCAACTGCTACAAGCATATCTGCATTAACAGACCTAGTTGATCCAACAACTGCAAGCGCAACAACTCTTGCTGCTATTAATGGGAATTATCCAGCTTCTCCAAGTGGACTATATTACCTATATGTAATAACAGACACAGCTATTACTATTCCAGCAAATGGAGTGATGTCAATGGGAGGTGGTGCTTCCGTTACATTCAGCCCTGTTGATGGAGGAACTATAGCTGGAAGAAATGTATATAGAATTGGAGATCCATTTATTCAAGGAAGTGGATTTAACTATGAATTTAGATATAACGGAGCATAATGGCGATAGTATCAAATATTAACTTTCAACTCCGATATGCGGGTCCGCAGGCATTAGATGCTAAAAGCATCTCTAATCAAGCGAACTTTTCGGATATTGATAATAATGAACGTTACGCAGGTCTTGTTGTTTATAACAGAGCAACAACACCTGCAGGCCTTTATGTTTATAATGGAACTGACTTTGAGCCAGTACAGCACGGAACAAACACTTCTATACCATACATAAGTACGGATGAACAGCTCGCTGACCTAACTCGTAGAGCAGTAGAGAATCAGACATTTGCATGGATAACTGAAAGTGTTGTAAGAATACCCTCGGTAGGTGGTTCGGAAGCTATAAACTATGTGGAAGGATTGCACCTTTACACAGTACCTCCCGGAGCTGGAGATACTCCTGATTGGTATTCATATCTTGATGAGCTTCAAATAGAAATTGATGACAGAATTCAATTCGTAGACAATGAACTTAGTAGAATTGATGCGTTAGAAGGATTTTTAGGCACAATACAAGAAAGTGTTCCTGGAGAGCAAGATGCTGCAGTTCAGGGAGCATTCATAAGAAGAGCTGATACAGACGACGCAAGTACTTACTATTTGCAAATAACATTTGCAGGTGATGAGGCGAATAACGTTGCAGCAGCTTTACACGCTCAAACTGGAACATACTATTTCGTTACTAATGATAATACTGGTAGGGATAGAGTAATTCAGGCCGAACCTAATAGAGGTGCTTTAAGGAATAATAGAATTATTGAGATTCCTATAGGTACATATACAGCGGTAGATGGACCTCTTGTTGAAAACAATGGGATTAGGATTATAGGTCCTGCTCTTCCTGATTTACCAGTTGGAGCATCTACAGATCTAACTATTCCACAGCCATTCGGAGGTATATTTTCATCAAATCACTTTGAGGAATTAATTACTCAAGACTTCTTTAGAGCACAAGCTCCTGACACGTTGGGAGATCAAGAGGTTAGAACAATTAACGAAATAAATGGAGACGTTCATTGGGATAGAGGAATTCTTACTGTAGGAGTAGAAGACGGAGAAGAATTTGAACTAATTGGAAATGTAACAGTTCCTGATGGATCTACAGGTCCATATAGAGTTGAGACTCTTCAAGCTGGTTCAAATATATCATTTGATTGGGACAATAACTTATTAAGAATTGATGGAGCTGTTGGGCCGGATGATATTCCAGAGCCAAATCCAAGTTTATTCTTAAGGGATCTTCTTGATGTAGGAAAATTAGATGCTGGAACAGGAACTACTGTTTGGGCTTCTGTTATTAGGGATTATGATAATCCTGACGGAACTGCTGGCGTTTATTCATTTACAGCTTTAGACACAGAAACTACTTTTTCATACAGTAGATGGAGTCAAAGTGATATAGATGTTGTTAGAGGAAATCAGGCTGGAATTAATTTAGCATTAGTTCCTAGAACTGAAGATGACAATGCACCTCTAATTATAAGAATTATTAGAGCTGAGAATATCGTAGACCCAACAGTAACTAATCCAATTCCAAATGGAATGGGGGATTTAGTTTTAATGGTCTTAGATAGTGGTGGAAGAGATTTAAGTACTTTTACACTTCCAGCATCTAATATAGCTCTTTCAGCTAGCTTTAGACCTTCAGATAGAACTCTATGGGATGTTCATTTAGCAACAGTAACATTAAATGCTAACAACGGTGATGTCCTTACATTTGAGGACGGATCGTGGATTGCTAGAGAAACTGGACAGCCAGACTCACCTGTAACCACAGAAGAGTTACAAACACTAAACTCTAGTCTAGTAAGACAGAATGGATTCTTTTTAACAAGACCAAGAGTCGTTATTGACAACGAACTTCCTTGGCTTGCAATTCAGAATTCGGATGGAAATTATGAAGCTAGTGAAGCGAGAGCTTTCAATGCAACTCTAGGAGTTGATTGGAGAGATTTCTTTGAAAGCAACACGCAAAGACATGTATACTGGACAGGAGATGCAAATGCTGGTTTTTACAATTTAACAGACATGAGCGCACTTCCTCCCGATGGAGAAATATCAACAAGTCCATTAGTTGGAGGGTTGTCGCCACTTCCATATCAAATATTTTATGGAAGATTATCACTAGAAACAATAGATACATATTATTTATTCGATGAAGATTCGGATGTTTCTAATCCTAGATGGTATTGGAATCCTGACGGAAGTCCAGTATTAGCTCCGAATCCAGCATTATTGCTATCATCATATCAACAAAATCAATATACCTAATGAGTGTAATAACAGTTAATCCTAATTTACGGGGACGAATAGTCCCTAGCGTTACGTTTCAGCCAAATACGGTTAGTAGCTTGACGAATGGAGGACCATTACACATAAGGGTTCTGAGGACTGCCACAAACAGTACCGGATTTTATGTTCCGGTCCTTTTTGATGCTGTTAGAAATGGAGCGCAAGATCCAAATGGAACTTCCGTTGGGGTGATAGATAATGGAGGATGTCGAGTTGAGACTCTATTTGATATGGAGGGTAGAACTTTTATCTGCGATAGGATAATGACCGAAATATCAGCTAACCCTCCAGCTATTTACACTACAGCTCAGTCGGAGCCATGGCTAAATGATGGGCAGATAAACGACGCTGCTAGGAGGGTGAATTTTGAAGATTCTAATGTGATTCTTACGAATCAACAAGTTGGAATTCCAACCGCTGAATCTCCCGATACTTTCGTTCCATATAGAGGTATTGTAGAATTAGAAAATGTTATTTTCGACAGAAACATTCTACATCAATCGGAATCTCCTGATAGAGATCCTGCAGATAACAAAATGCATTTTTGGACTCCATATGCTAGAAACTTAACAGACTTTACAACTCTAGCTAGATGGGATGGAGTTACTTTTGAAGGGAATGCAGGTAGATGGGGTACTTCCGGAGGATCTACGAGACAATCTGGTAATGATCCACTTGGAATTCTTCAGCTTCAATTTACAGGATTTAGACCTGAGAGTACATTGGATAACATAACACTTGTTAACAATGCATCAGCAAGAGTTCCTGCGCATATCAAGACGTTTAACTTTAGACCTTCAATAAACGCAGACACTTTACATCTTGAAAACAGAGGAAATTATCCAAATTCAGATAGTGCTGGAGGATATCCTCTATTAACAAAAGGAGGGCTTGTTCTTTCTGATGGATCTGATTTCCAAGACAATGAGGCTAACTACACAAGAAGTAGATTCGTTGATGCTGCATCTGTAAGCGGAGGAACTAGATACGGAATAACAGGAGGGTACTCATTATTTATGAGACCCAATATGATCGATTTCTGCTCAGATGGAGCATATAACTTCGACAACAATACAATCCTGTTTGGATTAGGTCCAACCCCAAGAGATCCTGACAATTTTGACAGTAGAATATCTGGAAGAAGTGTTATGATGGAGAGAAACCATTATAGTATTTGGGTTTCTCCATTAATGGGTAACATGGCTTCTAATCCAGTTGTTAGAGAGAATCAACCAGAACCAAACTTCCCAAATGCACTTAGATTTGGAGGAGTTGTTTCAGGAGATAGCGCTATCAGTTCTGCTGGAACAAATATTTCAGCTGTATCTCAAATGGCCGCATTCAAACCTGTTTTCTTAAATAGCGATCAAACAGAGGCGTCAGATGTAAAACTACATTTTAGTAGAGTTGATGATGAAAATGACAGAAATGTCTTACTAGCTAGGAACTTCTTCTATAATAGAGGAATTCCTGTTTCTGGAGGTAATACATATACTAGGGTAATACCTAGAGAAGATTGGGCATTTACTGGATTCTTGGAGGTTGGAATAGATGTAGATTCAAGCACTGGATCATACGCTATTCAAAACCAAACTCCTGATGCATTGCCATCAGAATTTGATGTTCCTGTCAATCACTTATTGGTAGAGTTAAAGTATATAGACTTTACTGAGTCAGAAATAACTCAACTAAGACCAAATAGACCTAGAAACGAATTTGAACCATATCAGTTCAATGGAGATGATATAACTCAAAGTAATATCAAGTATGTTGCAAAATCATATGCAAGTGATTCAGACTTTGAATACTATCTTCCTATGCAGGAAGTCACAGTTCCTCACCAAGTTCTTACGGTTTCAAATGGACAACAAAGAATAGAGGATGAGGATATCACTACATACTATCCAGGATCACAAATTGTTGACGATCAGAATGTAAATAGCACAATAATAGAGCTTGGAGATGATTTAAGTAACTACTTAATAACATCTACTAGATCTGAAGCGACTCCACAACATGATGGGGCTTTGTCGCTAGGAAGTGAATTGTTTACAGGGCCTGTTGATGTTGATGACTGGTATAGAGCATTAAGAAACTATTGGTGGATTTTCTGGTCTAATACACAGAACAACAATGACTTCCCCTTAACACCAACTACAGAAGGAGTATTGGCTGAAGGGGTAACTGGTGATGACATAATATTAATAACATCTGCATCTAGTGGAAGAACAGGAATTCCTTTAGGAGGTGAGTTCTATGCTAGCTTAAGAACAGGTGTAGTAAATAACATACCTACCATTAGAAGAGGTGTTGGGTCAAATGCTGGAAATGTTTTTCCAGGGCTTTACGACTGGACATTCTTGACTCGTGTGGATATGGCATTCGATGGAACCGCTCCTTTCTTGATAGATGGGATAAACATGAGATTCTTTGACAGTGTATTCACAAATGGAGCTGGTAGTGATTTAACCATAAATGGAGTTCATGGAGGAGCTTCAGTAGAAACTAGAAATGTAAACCTATTACTAAGAGGAGGTGGAGCTACCCTTCCAATTGGAACAACTGATGGAGTTTCATTGACTGGACCGAGAATAGACACTGGAGGAGCTCCTATCTCAGGAACTACCTTTACGTTGACATCTCACTCTACAACAGCTAGACCAGAAAACTTAGTTGCTCATCAAGGGGTAATTAATGAATCAACATTTATAGGAGTTCCTCAAAGCGGAACAAGTACAAGTATTGTTCAATTTGGTAGTGCAAACTTATTCCCAACATTCACTGGAACAAATAGATTCAGAGATGTTCAGGTAAGATTAAGCGTGCCAGACGGAACAAGCTCTTTGATAGGCGGACAATTCCTGTTTGAGGATGGAGTTTATTTGAGAGGAGCTGCGGCATATAATAATATAGCCTCAGATACCGATCATGACAACATTCCTACTATTTACTTTGAGAATGTTCCTGATGATAACATGGTGGGTTTAAGAAACTACACTTTCCTTGGAGAGCAACAATCTGGACGTCCTATTGTTAATATAATTAATCCAGACACGACTAGAAATTTAATTCTGGATCACACAGGAATTCCTAGCGATTCTATTAATATACTAACTACAGATCCTTTAACTGGAAATGCAGCTGGTAGATTTAGCGATCTTACTGCGGGTATTAACACTCAAGGTAAACCTGATGGAGCTATTACTATTTTCTATGATACTGAAACAGGTAATGAAATAACTAGAATCGGGCCTGGACCAGTTGATGAGGTTTCTATTCCGGGATCAAGACAATTTGTTCTTGCATTTACATATTTCCCAGAACATATTCCAACGTTCAAGGTTATAGGAACATCTAGAACACTAAGTTATGATGATTTAATCATAGATCAAAACTTGGTTGGAGCTCCGGATGCAACTCAAGCGTTCTTGTTTGGACTCACCTCAGAAGCTGCAGTGAATGCAGATGGAAATGAGTTGATAGTTACAACTACAGGATTCACAGATAATGCGCTTCTTCAGGCCGCTATCTTGGATGCTACCGTAAGATCTAGTCAAGAGCACGGAACTGTAATAGTTGCTGACTATAGAAGACGTAGGATGGTAGGATTAATACCACCTCCAGCTGAGAATTTCAATGGAAGGTCTCAGAATGATCAGAACATCTATGATGAGCTGACGCCTCAATTAAACTTTGAGGCCGACTTCTATATGAGAACGAGTGATGGATTTAGAATAGGTCCAGATCCAGATGGAAGTTCTAGTCAATCATATGCCGTATGGCCGCGTAGTCAGGTATTCCCTGATGGATACTTCACTTCATTTACTATTGAAGGTAGGCCTACATTCACTAATTTCGAGTTAAGAGAAGTTACTGCTGTAACTACTACAGATAGCAGATCAGTTGTAGCGATTCCATTATTCGATGAATCAGGAAGTCCTATAACGAGTACTACTCAGTTTGTAGCAGACACTATAGATTTACATTTATTGTCCACTGAAACTGACACCACTCCATCAGTATCTACCGGTCCTATTTTATTGTTAAGAGAGGATCCATTTGTTGTTGAACAAGGTACTAATCATGTATTCTTGAATGCATCTGTGGTATTGCTATCAGCTAGACTTGTATCGAATGGAAGACCGATTGCAGCTCTAAATAGAGCTATTGGAACAACTTCAGGTACAGGACCAACAGTGACTCAATTCAACAATTATCTAACAAGCAATACAGTTGGATATGATATTACATTGAACGATACTGAAAGAGCGGAGTCATTTGCAGTTGTAAGAGGAACATTCCTCACGTCAAGTGCGTTTGACTACACGATCTTAGCAGAGCTTCAGAGAATTAACAGAAGCATTGCTAATGACTCGTTAGTTGGTATCAGACCTAGAACTCACACTGGTTTAACAGATAACACTTAATATGGCAAATATTTTAGTGCCAGAAAGATATTCACACGATATCCTCCGGGGAGACCTGGAGGCTATCGGCGTGACTATGCAGTTAATACATCTGGCTAAAAGAAAAGAAGACCTTGAGGAGCTTAAAGTCCTTATCGATCAATTGCAAAAGCAATGCGATAAGTTCAAAGAGGATTTTGAGAACCACGATCAAGAGATGCAGTTTGTCGACAGGTTGGTCGAAGAGCACAAGCACGAGCAACAAGTCAACAAAAAGTGGCAAGAGAAGATGAATACCATTTTCAATGCCTCTAAGATTGTAGGTCTTATTTCTGGTGCTGCTGCCTTATATTACATGTTTGTAGGATGAGTAAGATAATGTTTCATGGACGAGAAATTCACATAGTGAAAGAGTCCGAGCAGGTAGATCTCTCAAGACTTAATGATTTAGACGCTAAATTGATAAGACTTGAAGAATTAATAGAACAATACAAAGAAATAGTAGATCCTAGGACTATAACAATATACGTTGATTATCTTGGAGCTCAGGAAAATGTTGAGTTTAGTTACACCGTTAAAGAGGGTCCTCTTCAAGATGGATACTCTATAGCGATGCCTCTTAGAACAAGATATAGGGTAAGCGTTACGGACAGTGGAGACGAAGAAGGATTGTGGCGAATAATAGATTATAGATTAGATCCAGCTCCCGCTTCATGGGATTTGGGCAATAACAAAGGATACGGTCCTGTTTCTCACGGAAACCCAGCTCCACATAGATTTGACTTTACCAAAGAAGACACTGCGTTTTCTTTAAATGTAGAATTAACATGACAACTGAACAATTAGAAGAGAAATTAAGAAACTTGGAACTCAAATTAGATCACTTGATTGGAATAGTGATAGCAGTAGTTGAGCCTCAAGACGAATAAAATAAAATGACAAGAGAAGAAAAAAAAGCTGCTCGTAAAGCTAGAAGAGCTGAACGAAGAGCAAACAGAAAGCCTTTCTTCGAAACAACAACAGGAGGAGTTCTTAAAGGAGTTGCCTCAATAGTTGCACCTCAATTAGTGCAAACATTAGATGGAGCTCAAACAGTCGGAGAGGCTCTTGAAATCATAGCTAAAAATCCAGAAATATCAGAGGACACTAAAGTTACCCTGAGAGAGCTTACTTTGAGTGAGTATGAGATTGAAGTTATGGATAGAGCTTCAGCAAGAGAGCGAGAAATAAAAGTTCTTGAGGCTGGAGGAAACAATATGTTAATGTCAGTGCTAGGATGGGGTGTAACCCTATGCTTTGTACTGGTTGTTGTTGTCTCACTTGGGCTAATCGATCTTCCAAACGAAGTTAACAGAGATTATTATCTATGGGCTTCTGGTGCAGTTTCATCTGCATTTATGACAGTTCTAGCGTATTACTTTGGTAGTTCGGCAGGAAGTAAACAGAAAACTAATTTACTACAATGAAAGCAATAAGAAAGATTAGCATTGGGCCAGATTATAAGAACGGCTCAATGCATTACGCCGTGGGACAAGAAGTCTACGGTGGTCATAATATTATCGATATTTTAGATAAGGGCGAAGAATACGATATTTATATCGAAAAAGACAAAGAAGTACTGCCTTGGAAGACTATTAACAAGAATATGGCGGTAGTTGTTGAATATAACTTAGAATACTAATGAGATCACCATTCAATTATATTATTAAAACTGAAAACAGGTATAATAATAAAGTTGATGTAGATGGTGTAGAATTAGTGGTAAATACTGAAATAACAGAAAGAGATGCAATATTTGTTAACCGTATCGGACGAGTCATTAATACTCCTCTGTATACCTATAGCGGTGGCGATAAGCCTGATGTTGGCGATGAGGTCATAGTACATCATAACGTCTTCAGAAGAATGGTTAATCACCAGCAAAGAGAGGTTAACTCTGGAAGTTATTTAGGAGATAATGAGGCAATAGTTTTTCATGATCAAATTTATGCTTATAAGCGAAAGGGGAAGTGGCATGCCTGCGAGGGCTACTGCTTTGTAGAGCCGAGAGAAAACGAGGAGACTTTCATCAATGGGAATGTCGCGCTCTTATCCGGCCACATGTGGTTAGCGGATAAAAGATTGAAGTCACAAGGCGTCAAGGAAGGCGACCTTGTAGGCTTTACCCCGAATAGCGAATATGAATTTTACATAGACGACAAACTTTATTATAGAATTTTATCAAATAACGTTTATGGATTTAAAGAAAATGCAACAAAAGAGACTAGAGGCTCTTGAGAAATCGTACGCGCAGGTTATGAAGGCGATGGAGAAGGATTTGGATGTCCATGAAGTGGATCCAGAGAAGATGAAGATATCCATCTCCGCGTACGACACAGCTCGGGAGGTTTCTAGTAACATTCTTGAAGAGATTCAGTTTCTTCAGGAAGCTCTACGAGATAAAACAGACGACAAAGCGAAGAAAGAATTCTTTGGAGTCGAATCAATGCTTAAGAAATGAGTTGGAAAGATGAGTTATTTATCGTACATACTGACCATCTAAAGGACAAGATTGTTAAGCGAAACAATAGAAATAAAAAATACGAATATGGTTACAATAGTGATCTTGATTGTGTCATTATTGGTCACAGCGGTACTCTTGGAGAGATTTACGAGGTGCAAGGGTTGCGGATCGGGCTCCCTCATACACCGAAAGAGGTGCAAGGAGCTGAATTGCCCAAGCCTGACCAGTTCTTCAAAAGAACACCAAAACCACAGACGTTAAACAAATACAAAACCATCTACGATTTCCAAGCGGAGACAGATGAAAATTTAAAAGAACAATATGCCGACTACATTGAGCAAGAATGGGACAGAAGAGAAAACGGCTATTGGTTCATGTCAAACGGAGAGGAAACATACATTACCGGAGAACATTATTTCTTCTGTAATTACCACTCCATTGACACAGAATCCGGATATCCAGATTTTAGACATTCAAACCGAATATGGTTTTACTTCTGGGAGGCCTGCAAAGCAGACTATAGATGCTATGGGATGTGCTATCTTAAAAACAGACGATCCGGATTCTCCCACATGGCGGCTTCAATGGCAGTTAATACAGCCAGTAAGACAAGAAGATCACACATAGGAATACTATCAAAAACAGGTGCAGATGCCAAACAATTATTCACAGAAAAAGTCGTCGGATGCTCAAACAAATTGCCCTTCTACTTTAAACCACTCCAAGCTGGTATGGACAAGCCAAAAACTGAGCTTGTATATGCCGTACCCTCTGTTAAGCTTTCACGCAAGCGTATTACCCAGCAAACGACGGATGATGATCAGCTGGAAGGTCTTGACACGAAAGTTACGTGGCTCAATACTGGGTCGAACTCGTATGACGGCTTTAAGCTCGCGAGGTTAATACACGATGAGAGTGGAAAGTGGGAGAAGCCAAACGATGTAATTAAGAACTGGACGGTTACAAAAACCTGTTTAAGATTAGGACGAAATATCGTCGGAAAAGTTATGATGGGGTCAACCTCTAACGCCCTAGACAAAGGAGGGGAGGAATTTAAAAAATTATATTATGATTCAGATCTCACTAGAGTCAAGCGTAACGGTGTCGGACAGACTCCGAGTGGCATGTATAGCTTCTTCATTAATGCCCTTTGGAATATGGAAGGGTTCTTCGATATCTACGGATGGCCAGTTATTGAAAGCCCAGAGAATAGTCTTCGAGGAGTTGATGGAGGAATTATTGATATCGGATCAAGGGAGTACTGGGATGAAGAATATGGAGGATTAGCTCATAATCAAGACCAGCAACACGAATTTAGTAGACAGTTCCCTTTAACAGAGAAACATGCTTTTAGGGACGAGGCTACAAACAGCTTATTCAATTTAATTAAAATTTATCAACAAGTAGATTACAATGAAGAAATGGCGAGAGAAGGATACGTCCAACAGGGCTCCTTCATGTGGAAAGACGGAAAACCAGACACAAAAGTTGTTTGGTATCCTAGCAAGAACGGTCGTTTTTATGTGTCTTGGCTACCAGACCCTGAATATAGGAATAATGTGGTTACCAAGCAAGGTATCAGACATCCCGGTAATATGGGGCTTGGTGCCTTTGGTTGCGACCCTTATGATATTTCAGGGGCTGTCGGAGGCTTTGGCTCTAAGGGATCACTTGCAGGAGTAACAACATGGAATATGGATCAAGGAGTCCCGAACAATATGTTCTTCCTTGAGTACATAGCACGACCACAGACAGCTGAGATATTTTTCGAAGATGTATTAATGGCATTAGTGTTTTACGGCATGCCAGCATTGATAGAAAACAACAAACCTCGACTACTCTACCACTTAAAGCGTAGAGGGTACAGAGGATTTGCGATGAATAGGCCCGATAAGACGTTTTTACAGCTCTCTAAGACAGAGAAAGAGCTTGGAGGTATACCTAACTCATCTGAAGATATAAAACAGGCTCACGCGGCCGCTATTGAGTCCTGGATACAGGATCACGTAGGCAGACACGATGAGACTGAAGAGATGGGTCAGATGTATTTCAGCAGAACACTAGAAGATTGGGCGAAGTTTGACCTATCTGACAGAACTGCACATGATGCATCTATTAGCTCAGGATTAGCCTTTATGGCTTGCCAATATCACAAATACAGAGCCAATACAGGAAGAAAGAAGGCCACATTAGATTGGGGCTTAAAAAGATATAATAATAAACACGGTAACAGAAGTACATTAATCAAATAGTATGGGATTAAGAGAATTCGGAGATTTTCCCCGTCAGGATGTTCCTGACTCGGAGAAAGCATCCATGGAATACGGTCTCAAGGTAGCGAAAGCGATGGAAGGAGAGTGGTGGTCCCGCGATCTGGGAACGACGAACTACATTGAGAACCGTGAAGAATTTCATAGACGTCGCCTTTATGCAAGAGGCGAGCAAGATATCAGGTACTACAAGGATTGGTTCGCTCAGAACGGCGATCTTTCCTATGTAAACCTAGACTGGAACCCAGTACCCATCATTCCCAAGTTTGTGGACATTATGGTTAATGGAATGCACGACCGGTTATTCACAGTTAAAGCTAATGCTATCGACCCAATAGCCACAGAGAAAAGGGCTAAGTATGTAGAGCAAATCCAAGAGGATATGGCCACTAGAGAGGTTATTGCAGCGTGGGGGCAAGAGATTGGAGTAGATATATCCAACGTTCCTGCAGCTCAGTTGCCATCTAGCACAGAGGAACTTGATTTGTACATGAATTTACAGTACAAGCAAGGGGTGGAGATAGCTGTTGAGGAAGGTGTTGATAACATATTCCATATGAATGACTATGAATCAACTCACAGAAAGTTCTTGAGTGATTTAGTTATTCTAGGGATGGCTGTGGGTAAACATTCATTCAATAATACAGATGGAATCAAAGTTGAGTACGTTGATCCTGCAGATTTCATATACTCTAGAGGGGGAGAGGATCCGAACTTCAGGGATATATACTATGCTGGAGAAGTTAAACGAATTAGAATCAATGAGCTCGTCAAGCAATTCCCAAAGTTAGCAAATTATCAGGGAAGAAGTGAGAAGCTTAAGAAGATATTAGATCGAGCCGCAAACTACGATGAGTATGAAGTGTCTGACTACAACTATTATGACCAATCTGACAGCAATACTATTAATGTATTGTATTTCGAGTGGAAGACTTTCAACAAGTCAGTCTATAAGGTCAAAGAAACAGGAGCAGGAACAGACAAGGCCATACAGAAAGACGACTCGTTCAATCCACCACCCTCAGAGAATTTCGAGAAAGTGGAGCAGGCGGTTGAATGCCTATATGAAGGCGTTTATATCCTAGGGATGAAAGAACTTCTTAGCTGGAAGAAAGCTACGAATCAAGTTCGTCAAGAAGGGAATATGAATAAGGTAATGATGAATTACTGCGCAGTATGCCCTAAATGGTATAAAGGGAGAATTGAGTCTCATGTAGACAGAATGATTCCTTTTGCTGATTTAATTCAGCAGACATACTTAAAGCTTCAGCAGACAGTTCAGAAGATGACTCCTCAGGGAGTATTTCTCGATGCTGATGGTCTAGCAGAAATTGATCTAGGAAATGGTGAACACTATTCGGCGAAGGAAGCTCTCAATATGTACTTCCAGACAGGTTCTATTATCGGTCGATCGTTAACTTCAGAAGGAGATCCTAACCCAGGCAAAGTTCCTATTCAGGAATTGCCAGGATCTAATCCAACTCAGCTAGAGGCTTTGATTGGATACATGAATTTCAATATCGATCAAATTAGAGCAGTAACTGGAGTCAATGAAGCAAGAGACGGATCGTCGCCGGACCAATACAGTTTGGTGGGTGTACAGAAACTCGCAGCTGCAAATTCAAACACCGCGACAAGACACATCAGAGACGCAGCAAACTGGGTCACCAGGATGCTCGCAGAAGGCGTTGTAACGCGTTTTAAGGACGTTTTAGAGTTCCATCCATCCAAGGAGTCATTCATTGGTGCAATCGGCCGTTTTAGCGTCGGTTCTTTGGAGGAATTGATGAACGTTCCATTGCATGAGTTCGGCATTCAAATAGAATTAGAGCCAGACGAAGAAGAGAAGCAATTAGTAGAGGCTAATATCCAGGCAGCACTTGCTAAGGATCAAATACTACTAGCTGACGCTATTGCAATTAGACAAATAAAGAACACTAAATTAGCCAATGAGTATCTCAAGTTCAGATTCAAGAAGAAGCAGGAGCAAGACCAACAAAACGCAGCAGCCAACGCACAATCGCAGGCCGAGGCACAGGCTCAAGCCCAGCAAGCTATCGAACAAGCAAAAGCTCAGTCGGAAGCAATAAAGAATGAATCTAAAATAGCGGTTGAGAACGCTAAAATAGAAAGAGAAATTAAAAAGCTAGAAATCGAAGCTCAACAAAAGAAAGAGCTTATGATGTTAGAATTCGAGCTCAACATGAGGCTAAAACAAATGGAATTACAGCAAAATCATCAAACAGAAATGATGAAGATGGAGGGCCAGAAAAAGCAAGATACGATTGCTTCGCCGCCTAAATCACCTAAACCGCAAAAACCATTTGAAAGTGCTAAAAACGATACACTAGAAGGAGGGCAAATCACAACTAATCAGTTCGAGCCCAAATAATAGTTAATTAATTATTTTATTATATTATATCATGGAAGAAAACATTCAAAATCAACCAGAGGACATCACGAATGACTATGTAAGCCCAGATGATATTGATATCAATCTAGATGAGGATTACGTGATCAATTGGGATGCCCCACAAAACACAGAAGAGGATGCCATTCAAGAGCGAGAAGCAGAGGAGGTATCTCTGGGCGAACGAGCCGGAGATAGCGAAGAAGTGGACGGAGGCCTACGGGTCGACTCCGATCAAGAAGAGTATGCCGATGAAGGAGAAGGTGAAGAAGAGGGGTATTTAGATGATGCCGTTGAGCTTGGCTCAATCCAAGAGGAGTACAACGAAGGAGATTATGATGAAGATGAGTATTACGACGAAGACGACGAGTACGAAGATGAAGATGATGACTACGACGACGACTATGAAGGAGATGATTGGGATAAGTTATTCGACTTTCTAGAAGATCATCCAGGAGCCACTATTGAAGATTACATGTCCATACAACAGGGATATGATGATCTTACAGATGACCAAGTATTGAAAATCCAACTAGCCACTGAACACGGGTTAGATGTGGAGGAAGATGCTGATGAGCTTGATTTCTTGTATGAGGACACTTACGGATATGACGAAGAGTTGGACTCAGAAAGAGATATAAAATTAAAACAGCTAGCAGCCAAAAAGGCTGTGCGAGAAGTTAGAGCTGAGCTTTCAGAGCTACAGGACCAATATGCCGCTAACCCGACGTTCGGAGGCGGTAGTCCAGAACTGAAAGAATTGCAAGCTTTTCAAAATGAACAGTTAGAGTTTCAACAACAAACTGAAGAAGCCGCCAATGCATTCCAAAAGAATACGGAAGATTACTTCAGCACACAATTCAAAGGTTTTGAATTTAGCTATGGTGATGGAAGAAGTCAACGTATTAAAGCTGACCCCAACAAGACTGCAGATTTCCAAAAGGATATCAGCAATTTCATTGGTCAGTATATGGGTGATAACGGACAGATCGAAGATCTAGCCGGATATCATAAAGCATTATGGGCTGCTCAAAATGCCGATGCGCTTTTTAGCCATGCATATGAACAAGGTAAAGCTGACGCTGTGCGTTCAGCTGCAAGATCTGCCAAGAACATAGACATGGATCCAAGACAAAGCACAGGAGGGCAAGAGCAATACCAGAGCGGTTTTAAGTTAATTGATGATGACTCTACAGACGACTTTAAGATTAATTTGAACAATTATTAAAATTTAACCTAAAATGGGAAATTTTCAAACTACTGGTTCGTTTCCGGCATTCTTGCAGCCGACTCAAACCAAAGAACTTTATGATGGTAACTACCTAAACTTTACAAATGCTAACCATCAACAATGGGCTCAGCAGTTTATGCCTGATCTTTACAAGAAGATCGCGCCTAAATACGGCTCTAACCAGACGATCGCTGGTTTCTTAAAAATGATCACTAACGGAGAAATGTCAGCCAACTCTGACCAGATCATCTGGCAAGAAGAAGGACGTTTGCACACTCGTTACGAGAAGCTTTGGATCTCCGATGCTGCAAGTGCAACTGACAACACTGTCATCACCGCTTCTGCCGCTGTTACAGCTGGTGGAAATGCTGCAAAATACTTGAAGCTTCAGCTTCCAGGTTCTGCTCCTAACTTTGACCAAGCTGCTCCTGCAATTGACCAAAGATTTGGCGCATTACAGCAAAGAAATGCATTTACTAACACTAACCTTAACACTACTCTAAACTTCCGCGTTGGACAAACAGTAATGATCCAAAAAGAAGGAACTACTGAGACTGCTGTTAAAGGTGTTGTTACAAATGTAGATGTTGGTAACGCTAACTTTGTTATCGGAGTATACAACAAAGAAGCTATCGTAGCTAGTACTTCAACTACTGAGACTTTCACTGCTTTAGTGTATGGATCTGAGTTTGGAAAAGGTACTGGGAACTTTGTTGACAAGCTTGATGCTCAATACAACACTTACGCTAACCAGTTGATCATCTTGAAAGAGCACTACTCTATCAACGGAACTGACTTATCTCAAGTTGGTTGGATCGACACTGGCGAAGGTTACTTATGGTATCACAAGTCTAAGTCTGACAACATGAAGCGTTGGAATGACTATCTTGAGATGGCATTAGTTGAAGGTGTTGTACAAGAAGGAACTGGTGCTACACTTCCTAACGGACGTGGAGATTACCGTAGTGACGCTGGAGCTGGATCTGCTGTAAGCATCAACGCTGCTGCTCGTGGTACTGAAGGATTCTTCCAGTCTCTTGAGAAGCGTGGAAACGTTTACCAAGGATTTGGTGATGAAGCTGCAGGTGGTGGAGCATTGACTGACTTTGACAATGTATTAAAGCAACTTGACAAACAAGGATCAATCGAAGAAAACATGATCTATGTTGATCGTGATTTATCACTCGAAATTGATGACATCTTAGCTCAGCAAAATAGCTACGGTGCAGGTGGTACTTCTTGGGGTGCATTTAACAACTCTGAGAAAATGGCACTTGACCTTGGATTCTCTGGATTCCGTCGTGGGTCTTATGACTTCTACAAGACTGACTGGAGATATTTGAACGATCACTCTACTCGTGGAGGATTTAACGATATCGAAGGGGTATTAATCCCTGCTGGAACTTCTACAGTATATGAGAAGTTTGGTAACGGTAAAGTTAAGCGTCCTTTCTTACACGTACGTTATAGAGAAGGTCGTCAAATGAAAAACTGGATCACTGGTGGCGCTGGTGGTGCTACTACCTCAGATATCGACGAGGTAAGACATCACTACCTAACAGAGAGATGTTTAATCACACAAGCTGCTAACAACTTCGTATTATTTAAGAAGTAATAGCAAAGCCCTGTAATTCGGCAGTTGGGGGCGACGGGCCCCCTGGCCGTTTGGGTAATTATTAAATTATATCATATTATGAAAACACTTGAACAAATTCAAGAAGCGGAAAAGAATTGGGAAATCAAAGACCGCACTTATAAATTAAATGTGGGTACTCCACTAACTTGGACTATCCAAACTAAACATACTAGAAAAAAGCCACTTCTTTGGTTTGATGAAGAAGCTGGTTACAATAGAGAAATTCGGTATGCAACCAATCAAAAATCTATCTTCGTTGATGAGCAGGATGGGTATGTTACTTTAGGACATGTTATATTTGAAGACGGAATGCTATTCGTAGGAAGAGCAAATCAGCCACTTCAAAAACTACTATCAATTTACCATCCTAATTCAGGGTCTCAATGGAGCGAAATGGATCCAGACAAGAGAGCAAAAGATACAGTAGCTGTCTTAGAGGATAAGCTAGATGCTTTAAATCTAGTTTCTGAAATGGAGGAAAGCAAACTTATTTCTATTCTAAGAACTGAGCATGGATCAGAAGTCACAAAATGGACTCCAGCTCAATTGAAGAGAATGGGCTTTGCGCTTGCAGATAAAGATCCAAAATTATTTAAAGAGTTGGCTAATGATGACGAAATCGAGTTGAAAAACACAGCTATTGTGGCAACCGAAAGAGGAATTCTTAAATTAGCTAATAACAATACACAGTTTACAACAACATCTGGTAAAAAGTTGTTTACAGTTCCTTTTGATGAAAACCCATATTTAGCATTAGCTAGATGGTTTAAAACAGACGAAGGTTCTGATGTGCTTAAAACAATAGAGAAAAAACTTAAGTAAATGGGTGAGTCGGGGTTCGACTCCCCGACTTATCACTATAGAATATGATTAACATAGATAGAGTTTATCAAAGAGTCCTGTTCATTGCCAATAAAGAGCAGAGAGGGTACATTACTCCGGACGAATTTAATTCCTATGCCGATCAGGCTCAAAAGGAGCAGTTCGAGAGCTACTTCCTAAAGAAGTTTCAGGTAGATCAAGCTCCTGGATCAGACGAGGATTATGGAGATCCTGCAGTTATTCTAAATGAGAAGATTTCACTTTTTGATAATGTAGTGTCTGGAATAGCTAAGGGAGATAATGGGTTTTATCCTTATCCTGATAATTTTTACAGATACAGTCATGCATCTGTTCCGGGACCTCAAGGATTCCCTATCATTATAGATGAGATTCCACACCATATGGCTCACTATGTGAATCTATCACCACTAACAAGACCGACTACCTCACAGCCGGTTTTATTCAGGAATGAGCAAGGGTTGCGAGTATTTCCTGAGACATATAACGGAACGATTAATTTGTTCTACGTCAGACAACCTGTTAGTCCATTATGGAGTTATTTAGAAGCTCCAGATGGAGAGCCTATTTATAACCCAGACACATCTGTAGACTTTGAAATCCATCCAGGAGATGAACAAGATTTAGTTTATAAGATATTAACTATGGCTGGTATATCAATCAAGCAACCAGATATTTCTGGTTATGGACAAGGTAAAGATCAACAAACACAAGCAACTGAAATCTAATGGCAGTATCAAGAAGACCTACAGATTTAACGAATGAGCAAGGAATTGCAGGACTGTATTCCTATACTAATTTAGATGACATCATAAATAACTTTATGGTTGCGTATGTTGGTCCTGGCAAGGTTCTTTCTAGCGTAATGAGGCATGATGTAGCATTCTGGGGACAGAGATGTGTTCAGGAGTTCAATTATGACATGTTTCCGGTTGAGAAGAATATTGAGTTTGAATTAGGTCCAAACAGAACCTGGAAGCTTCCAAATGACTTTGTGAAGCAAGTTAGGCTATCTTGGATTGATGCTCAAGGTTTAGAAAGACCAATTACTAGAAATAGACAAGGACAGTTTGCGCAGGCAGTTGTTCAGGATAATAATTATGAGCAAATATTAGATAACGAAGGGAATAAGATTATAGCTGATAAGTCGGAATCTCAAAAGAGATTTCAAGACCCATCAGTTAGAAATGAATTACTTCAAATAGCTCAGAACTATTATTACAATTATATTACAGATTACAATTATTCTTATTATAATGAGAGTTATTATGGTAGACAGTGGGGAGCTGATCCCGAAGAAGTAAACGTTAACGGAACTTACTATATCGATAAATCAATTGGATGCATAGTGTTTGATTATTTGTTCATAGAAGGTCAATTGATAACAATCAGCTATATTTCAGATGGACTAGGGAATAACAATGCCGGAGAAGGCACAGATTTTACTCAAGTTTATATCCCTAAGCTTGCTGAAGATGCTGTCTACGCATACATATTATACAACTTATCTAAACTTAGACCTTCAGCCGCAGGAGCTGCTCCTTTATACAAGAAAGAAGCTTATGCTAAGATGAAGACAGCTAAGATTAGATTAATGGAATTAAATAGAGATGATTTAGCTCAATGGTTCAGAGCCAAGAGCAAATGGATAAAGCACTAATTTATGCCAGAATTAAAAAGAATATTCAACGCAGGGAAAATGAACCGCGATCTAGACGATCGCTTGGTTCCTCCCGGTGAATACCGAGAGGCCCTGAATATTAACATCGGTCGCTCAGAGGGATCAGACGTAGGAGCCGTTGAAAATCTTAGAGGCAACCTAGAGAAAGTAAATCTAGACACCGATGGGAACAGTAGAATCCCAGAAGGTGCTACATGTATTGGATCTTTAAGAGACAATACTGCGGAGAGAATTTATTTCTTTGTCACCACAAACAATACTATTGGAGGTAGACAAGGAGCTCCTGGAGAATTTATCCATCAAGTTTGGGAATTCGAACAGGTTACATCATCATTCAACTTGCTAGTTGAGTACAACCAAACAGGAGAAACCAATCCTACAGAAGATTGGATGAATCTATGGTCTGGAGCTAGAATAACAGGAGTTAACTTGTTAGAGAACTTGCTATTCTGGACAGACAATAGAAACGAACCCAGGAGAATTGATATAGTTAAAGCTAGAGCTAATTCAGAATACTACAACTCTGACTTCAGAGCGGCAGTAATTAAGAAAGCTCCAGTAACAGCTCCTCAATTGTTAAATGTATATGTAGATGGAAACAGCAATGCAACTGATTCTACATTCTTATCTGACAAGCTGCCTAGGTTTGCTTATAGATATCAATTTGAAGATGGAGAATATTCGGTATTGTCTCCATTTACTCAGATAGTTTTTGATCCTGAAACTCAAGCTCAAAAAGACGCTGGAGGACTTGTAATTTCCAACAATGCTATAAATAGAGCTACAATAACAGGGGATATAGTAGAGCTTGACAATAAAGTTAGGACAGTTGTTCTTAGACTTGATGAGCCCGAGGATATAGATTTCTCGACCGATCCTGCTACAGGAAGACCAAGAACTACTGTTGAGTTTCTTTATAAAGACACTTCGAGTAACACAATATACATAATCGGAGAAGGAGAGCCTAGAATAGTTGATGAGGTCATGGGTGTTGAGTATACATACAACTCTCAAGATCCATTCAGGGCTATTCCAGCTTCTCAGCTTACAAGAGTTTCAGATGCTGTTCCGAGACAAGCTCAATCTCAAGAGATAGCAGGAGGAAGGATAGTTTACGGAAATTATCTTCAGAACTATGATCTTCCTGAAGGATTTGATTTCAGCGTTTCAACAGTAGCTGGACCTACGAATGCATCGGTAAAGAGAAGAAGAACTTATCAGGTGGGAGTCATCTTAGCTGATAGATTTGGAAGGGTTAGTCCTGTTATACTATCATCAAGTGGGCGAGATTCTATATTCGTTCCTGCAGACACAGATCAGACTAGCTTACAGCTTAGAATTGACTTCTCAATAGAGACTTCTCCGGGAACTAGAACTATATTTCCGGAATGGGCTGACTCATACAAGATAGTCGTCAAGCAAAGAGAGCAAGAATATTACAATGTTGTATTCAGCGGAGATGTAGGAACTGGAATGACGAATAGCTCTTTTGCTAGATCTGGAGATAATATCAACAAACTTCCGATTGATCAAACTATCGCGGTTGATGTTGCTTCACCAACTAGACCATCTAGTGAGAAAGTTTACATAAACTTCGATGGTACAAATCAATCTGTTGACCCTACATTGTACACACCTCAAGGGATAAACACGACAACTGGAAATATTCAGATTCCAACAACATCTTCATTTGTAGATAACGAACAGGTTGTTTTTGAAACAGAGCCTGTAATATCAAACTTAGATATTTTCTTTGAAACATCTACAGGAGGATTGGTTCGGGATATTCCTGACAACAATCAAGTGTTGATAGATTTCAGCAATTGCTATGCTCAGGCCGCTAGTAGACAAGGATTCAATGGGTCACTTCCTGCTGTAAACTTCAGAATGGAGATAAACAGGATTAGAGCTGGATTTAACGAGCCCGCGTTCGATGTTGGTGTTAGAGCTCACTTGGTTCAGGAGAACTTCGCGGGAGAAGAGAGAAGAGGTAATACGCTTATCCACTCCAGTGGTTTATTCAATTCTAGAACGAATACGAATCAGTTAAATCAATTTAATGAAGCAGAAGGAGGGTTAACTATAAATCTAGACCCCTCTGATGGAACAATACAGAAGTTATTTGCAGAAGACACTCAATTAATAATTTGGCAAGAAGATAAAGTGTCCAGATCACCAATTGACAAGGACTTTATTTACTCCGCTGAAGGAGGTCAAGTGCCAGTAACTTCAAACACACAATATTTAGGAACAATAGCTCCATATGCTGGAGAGTACGGGATATCGAGAGATCCTGATTCATTTGCAGTATACGGAACTAGAAAATACTTTACAGATAAAAATAGAGGGGTAGTATTAAGGCTATCTCAAGATGGGCTTACAGAAGTTTCTGGGGCTGGAATGAATGACTTCTTCAGGGATGCATTCAGAACTTCCAGCTTAATGGTTGGATCTTTTGATGAGTATCATGATACATATGTTTTAACAATAATAGGAAATTCATATGTAGCTAATCCTGATACAAACATTGCAACAGTAAGAGAGAATGTAGCGTTTAACGATTCTCAGATGCAATTACCAGTTGATCAGAGAGATTCGTCTTTCCCACGTCCTTTTGATTACTTCACAGTTTCTTTCGAGGAAGATGTAAATGGATGGAAAGGATTTGCCTCTTATAGACAAGAGAGTGGATTAACCCTAAATAACAGATACTATACATTTAGCTCTGGAAGATTATGGGAGCATAACACCAATCCAGTTAGAAATAATTTCTACGGAGTCCAATACGACTCTCTTATAGAATTTATATTTAATGATAGTTCTTCTTTGATTAAAGAGTTTAAAACTCTATCCACAGAAGGAACTCCTGGATGGGACTGCACAAGATTAGTAACAGACATAGAGAGATTTCCTCCAGAGGATCCATCTCACTCTGTTACAAGCGAATTATTCGTAATTCCTGTTGCAGCAGATGGCCTTACGAACACCGCAATACCTCCTGGAATACAACAGACAATTACAGACATTGCGCCAACAGCGTATACATTTGTCTTTGAAGCTGATCCCGGATACGAATGGACTAATGAGAATCAACTACGACTGGATGTAATTCCGGAAGAAGTGTCTCCGTTGTTCACTGTTGCTCAATACGATGATGCTGGAGAAAGATTAAATCCAGCCGCTACAGAGCAAGACATTGTTGGGGGAAGATTAATATCTGTTGTTCAATTCAACCCTCCGCCAGACTTAATATTTGATGATGTTGAGCTGCCTGAGTTCTTCGAAATAGTAGTAAGTGGAGATGGCCCAAGTAGGGTTATTAGTGGAGATCAATATACTATTAATCTTCAGGTAGATCCAGATGCTGCTCCGATAGAAGGATTCCAAGATGTTGCATGGGAGACATTAAGAAGGGTTAGAGGAACTACAACTGTCACTATCAATGACGATTGGTACACTGGAGACGTTAATGATGAAGGAGATGAGATTACGGAATATGTAACTTATGGAATTCAGTCTAGAAGAGTATTTAACTCTGACGGAAGTTTAAACATACTTCAAGATACTAGATATTTCCCATTTGATGAAGATGGAAATCCTGAGGCCAATTATGTTGCATCAGGCGTTCAGATACCAGTAGGATCCGACACATTAGATATAAATTACCCTAGTAATTTAATTCCCCATATCCAGACAGATACTGGAAATGAGGTTAGATTCTTATTTGGAAATAGCCCAATGATACCAGATACTTATGTATTCTCTGGGGGACAGCCAAAGACTAGAAATGATCTATTTATATCTCAGAAGTTTAACATTCCTACAGACAGGATGACTTATGATATAACGGCTGAAGGAGGAGGAAATCTCCCCAACTTACCTAGATATCATAGATTACTTCTAAATATAACATCTGAAGCAGCTTCAGACGGATTAAATGCTGGGCCAGATTCAACTGATCCAGTAGAGTTCAATAGAAGCTATGTAGTTCAAGGAACTCCATTTGGAGGATCAGATAGCTACACAGGAAATACACTGAACACAAACTCTGTTACGGTGGGAGACACACTTCCATTTACTCCGTCAGGAGATGCGGGAGATCCTAGTTTAGGCGTTTCGATTGATCCTAGAGGAACTACAGGATCTATAACCATGGAGTTTATAAATTCTAATCCAAGGAATTCTATTCCACCACCTACCACAGCAGGAGATCTTCCTGAAGGATGGGGTGTTAGTTTCTCAGGTGTTCCTGATGATTTCTGGGATGGAGATCCTAGGTTTACATATGGAGCTGCTCCTAGAAATGAGATAACAATTGAAAGAGATTTCCATCCAGGAGCATTGACAGCTGACACTACAATTGAAGTAGGACTAAATGGACGTCCTGAAGCTCACAGAACATCACTTCTATGGGGGACTAATCCAGGAAGGACGAGAACTGCAGGTGAGGGGAATTTGAGAACTTTGGACTATAATTATATAGCGCCGGTTACAAATGTAGCACAGAATGCTAGAAATCTATTTGATCACTATACTGTTGGGGATTATCGTTTAGATATTGATCTAAACTTTCCAACTCCTCATTCAGGTATATTCGCTGCTAGGAGAATGGAATCATTAACTCCTTCAGGAGGAGCTACAGTTCTATTCCCAGAGCGAGATACGATAATAGATTCTATTACTGACGGTAATGATAGATTTGACGATAACTATTGGTTGAATTTTGGAGGAGCAGATCCGTTCCCAATTGGAGAATACGCAATAGCGCCATTAGGAGGATTCCCCAGAGGAAGAAGATATGGAAGAAGAGAAAACTATGATTCATCATACAACTGGTATAATTCCCCTAATGTAGTAGTTCCTGGAGATGGAACATTTACAGCTACTGTTGGTTATGGTACAGCTCACTCAACAACTGGAGGGACTAGAGGACATGCAGTATGGCCTACATTGAGAGACGGAGAGTTTGCTCAAGGAGGTAAAGAAGGAGCTGGATTTAGAGTTCCTACTATATTACAAAATAACAATATAAATATTAATGATATATTGTTACCTCACAACCCTTATCCATATCAAAGAGCTGGAGGATTACACTGGATAAATGCATCTACTGAAGATACTGCTCATATTTTAGCAGTTTCTGAATCTGTATATAGTTCTGATTCTGGTCCAGATGGTGAGAATTACACATTAGCTGTTACTCAGCCTGGAGTTCCTACAGAACCTACACCAGCGGCGTTTAACTTCGTTGGAGCTAATTCAGAAGCAATGAATATGCTTTCTTTAAAATGCCATGTAACCAGTAGATATATTCACCCCGCCACAGCTGATTTAGATACATTAGAGTGGAATGAAGATATAGCTTCAGGATTACCGTGCTACAGAGACATGCCTCTTAATAGACTTCCTTGGTTTGAAGAGAATGCATATTTAAGAAGGAATTACACTGATGTAGTTGCCAATCAAGATGGAAACAATCATAGCGATCCTTCTACTCCTGGAGTAATCCAAACAACAATGCCTCAGCTATGGTTTGGAAGAAGTGTTGGAAGAGGCGCAGGTTCTCCTAATTTTACCAACAGAACAGTAACTACTAATACAAATAACAGACAGAATCACAGAGATGGATCTAATCCTAATGCTGCGGTTCCAACTGGATTAGGAAGACGTAGTGATCAGTTCGGATTGATGAATATATTTGACTTCAGGTTGGACAGCATTGCAGCTGATGACACTCAACAGGTAACAAGAAGAGATCTTCCATTTGTATTACAAGTGGAATGCGTTTTACCAGGATCAACCACTGTTAGAGAAACATCTGATGGAAGCGGTGTTGCATCTATATATGGAAACGGAGATTATCCTGATAGTGCTCATGTGTTTTATAATGCATATTTTGACAGAGTTCTGACAAATCAATTAGACTACAGGAGTGGAAACGATTACAGCCCTGACGGTGGAGTTTCTATTCCAGCAGCAAACATTAGACCTGCAGAGGATAATGATGGTAATATCAATGCTATAATAGTTAGATTACCTCAACCTGTAAAGGCTGGAACACATGCTAATTTGAGATGGATCTCTTACTTGTCTTCTACAGCTATGACTGGAGGGACTAGGGATTTTAGAAATCTTGAAACAAATTCCAGCGAAGCTAGTATTGGTCAATTCCAAAGCAACGGAGAAAGACTTCCAGGAGGACAAAACAATTGGGCGTATTACGAGCTAAGCATTACCACTCCTTCGATAATAGCATCTTATCGAGCTCACGGAGCTGAAGGGATGGATGTTAGAATGAATTATAGATTCCAAAGCACAAGTGGTATAAAGCTAGGAAGGTTCAACAAATTCTGGGTAGATACTAATCCAACATATCAGGTTGTTGGAGCAGCTCCTGATTGGAATACTGATGAACTTCAGAATAGATTGAATTCTGCTAACCCATGGTTTAGTGGTCATGAGACAATGGGTATTCCAAGGTATTACGGAAGGTTTGGTGATGGATCTGGAGGGCCTAGAAGGCAACAAGTTTTCTTTGTCCCCATCCTTGCAGACGATACCTCAAGAAGGCCATATACTGTTCCTGGAGCGGACGGAATGAACTACACTCAAACAAGAGATAGAATTAGTGAGCTGACTAATGGGACTATGTGTATACGATACACTGGGTTCAATGGAAGTACTCCAGATGATTCATCATTCTCAATGTTAGCTTCTGACTATGGAGATATAGCGATAACTCAAACCGGAGGAAGCTCTCAAGGAGGTACAACAAGCCCCACTGCTAATATTTATAGAGTTCCTCATTTACCTCAGCTAATAGTTTTTGTGGATCAAGAAGCTCAGCCAACAACTGTTGGTGATATGCTTGTTCCAGAAAGCATTCCTCAATTAGAGTACTGGACAGATCCAGAAGCTCACCCAGACCTAGTTACCACAGGGGAGATTAGGGTTGTGGCATTTGACTTTTTAGACTCATATTGGCAAACTAACGACATGGGGGAAGTTACGGGTATAAACCCATATCCTAATGCATATGCATTGGATAATTTTGATAATGCAGCAGGACAATTAACTCCTAATGCAGCTTATGTTAACTATAAAGAGAACGCTCAAACTAGAAACAACCCAAATATAGCTACCTACGGATTAGCTTTAGATACTTGGGGTATTCTGGGTTATTCTCCAGTAAGAAGTTTAGGATAATGCCAAGTATATTTAACTTTGTAACAAAAGAAGGAAAACACTTTGCACCAATCGTGAACCGCGTACCTAAGTACGTGGTTCGTGACGGTGCTGTAGTAGAGGACGGCGATAAGATCGTCGCAGGAAGCAAAGGGGTATTTGCTAAAGTGAGATTTGAAAATACCTCAACAGATAAGGCAGAGCTATTTGCCGTTAATACGGAATTCTTTCCGTCATCTAATTAATTATATTGTAATGGAATTTAATTTTAAAGTAAGAAGAATAATAGAAAAAGATTGGGAATTCCTGCCTTCATGGTGGAAAGGCTATGAAGGCTGGGATGCTCCAATTCCGAAAGACATGTTACCGGAGAATGGTTTAGGAGGGTTTATCGTAGATAAGGACCGCCATCCCATTGCAGCGTGTTGGTTATGGATGACTAACTCGAAGACATGTTTCATCAATGCTTTTGTCGCTGATCCTTTATATCGCGACACCGATAGAGAAGAGGCATTTGGTGAGCTTATCCAGTTTGTGACGAGGTTCGCGCAAGACATGGGTTACAAGTACGCTTGGTCGTGGACCAGCGCACCGCCGTTGGCAAAACACTTTGAAAACAACGGTTATGATTTAACAGAAAAGAATTGGGAAATCGTGAAACACTTAGAACAAGATGGGTAAAAGTGCACAAAGAAAAAGAAACGAGGCCGAAATAAAAAGGGCCAATAGAGAGTTTGACGAATCAAGACAGAAGCTCAAAGATTTTGAGTTTAGCAATGCATTTGAGGGCATAGAGGCCGCAACTGCTGGTGCCGGTGAATTAGGTCAAGCTTCTGGATATGATGCCGCACAAGCAAATGTAGGTCAGATTGGACCTGCAGCTCAAGCGTCAGCGCAGGGGTATCAAGCTCAGGGATATCAATCTCAGGGATACAACGCTGCTCAAGCGCAGGCTGCTCAAGCTGCAAAGACACAGTTAGGGGAAGATACAGGAAGAACTAATCAGTTCGCAAATCTACAAGTAGGGACTGCTGCTGCAGACTTACAAGCCAGAGAAACTGATGAAGCTTTAGCTGCTTCTTTAGAATCTGGAGCTATTACTGGAGCTGGAGGAGCTACAGCGTTGGCTCAAGCAGCTGCCAGATCAAAGCAAGGAATTTCTGCTGACATTCAAAGACAGGAACTTGCTAATGAACAGGCACGAGCTCAGGGCGCCACAGACGTACAGAGAGAGGCTCTAGCGCAACGAAATACAGCTAGACAAGCTAATATACAGCAGGATCAATTTAACACCGGCTTACAGCAGCAAACGAACTTAGCTAATCAAGCTGCTACTAACCAAGCTGCTCAGTTTGGAGCTGCTGCAGCCAATCAAGCTGCTCAGTTTGGAGCCGCTGCGCAGAATCAAGCGGCACAGTTTGGAGCTTCCGCTCAGAATAACTTGAGTCAGTTCAATGCTCAGAGTCAGAATCAGTTTGCTCAGGCACAGTTTGGGGCAGAAAATCAGTTTGCATTAGCAAATCAGCAAGCTCAGAACCAAGCTTATCAGTTTGGGGCTGCAGCACAGAATCAGTTTGCTCAAGCACAATTTGCAGCAGACAACGCAGCTGCTCAATCAAACGCAGATAGAATTAATCAGTTTGCATTGGCAGAAGCTCAGGGAGCCGCTCAGACGCAGCAAAACCAATATAACGCTATCGCTAATCTATACTCACAAGATGCGAACGCTAAGGCCGCTGCAAATGCCGCAGAGCAAGAGCGTAGAGCTGCAAAGACAGCTGCAATCACAGGATTGGTAGGTGATATTGCTGGAGCTGCTGCAACAGTGGCAACAGCAGGAGCTGGATCAGACAGAAGATTGAAAGAGAATATTGAATTAGTAGGACAGTCTGAATCAGGACTGAATATCTATGAGTTCAATTATAAGGATGATGATTTAAGATTCAGAGGAGCTATGTCAGATGAGGTTCCAGAAGATGCGGTTATTAAGAACTTCATTGGACCTTACGATGGTGTAGATTATAATAAAATTGATGTAGATTTCGAATTAGTATGGCATTAATAGATTTAACAAATGTTAATCCCTGGGC